GGCCAAGCGCAGCGCCCTGACGGCGGCTTTTCTGGGCGGCACGGTGGAGCTGGCCCTGCCGGACGGCGGTACCTACACGGCTCTGCTGCTGGACAGCGGCAAGGCACAGGAGCAGGACACCGACGGCTGCATCCTCAGCTGCACCTACACGCTGGCAGGCTACCGGCACGGGGCGCTGGAAACGCTGGTGCTTCCGGCGGATGTCCAGACCTTTTTTGCGGCGGGCACCGCCCAGCAGATGGAGTGCCGCATCACAGAGACGGTAACGGAGGCCGGCAGCCACACCGTGCACTACCCAAACGGCGGCAGCTGCGTGCTCAAAGATCTGCAGGCCGGTGACACCGTGTGCGTGGACGGCATCACCCGGCAGGTGCTGTGCAACGGCCAGAACCTGTTTCAGGCCGTCACCGGCATTTCCGGCTGGCCCACCGTCCGGGCCGGAGAAAACAGCCTTGCTCACACCGGGCAGAGTTACGTCGAGTATTACCCCATTTTTGTGTAAAGGAGGCGTTGCCCGTGCTTGCCATCGTGGCCGCAGACGGTCACCACATCCCGCTGGATTGTGATGATTACTGCATCGTGCACAACTGGAACGGCTGGGAGGATGAGGTCAAATTCAGCCTGCCCCGTGGCCATCCCCAGATGCGCCTTCTCACTGAGCGGGTGCGGCTGGTAGAAAAGACCGAAGATCAGACCTATGCACTGTCCAGCATCAATGTGGGCCGGAACTACACCGACTACGAGGCCGTGCTGGACCTGGACAGCCTTTGCACCACCCTGCTGAAGAACTGGAACAACTATGTGTCCACTGGCATTTGGAGCAAAGGCCCCCAGACCATGGCCGACACGCTCCGGCGTGCCATCAGCGATGTGTCGGGCTGGGAGCTGACTGCCCCGGACAAGGCCACCGAAAAGCTGGCCATTGAAAAGTTCACCGGCAGCCCGCTGGAACTGGCCCAGAAAGCCGTGGACGTGTGGAAGAGCTACCCGCTCCGGTTCCTGGTACCGGGCACATCCACTGCCTGCCAGATGATCATCGTGGATCCCAGCACCCGCACCCCGCAGGGCGCCTACTTTACCGATGAGCTGAACCTGACCGAACAGCCCTACTATAAAGGCAAGGCCGAGACCGGCGACAGCTACTATACCGCCCTTTTGCTGTACGGGAAGAGCGATATCAGTGTGGAGGCGCAGTGCCACGACTATGACAGCCGTGTCATCTGGCACAGCGAGACGGACAGCTCCATCTCGGACAAATCCGCCCTGAAGATCAAGGCTGACGCCATGGTCAAGTCTGCCGCATTCCCCAAGCGCTCCTACAGCTGTCAGGTTGCGGATCTGGCCCGGCTTGCCCCGGACAAGTACGCACACCTGTCCTTTGGCCTGTATGACAAAGTGGTGCTCATGGACCGCGACCGGCACACCAACACCACCGTGCAGGTGGCCCAGTATACCGTTTATCCCTACCATGCCGAGAAGAACGCCGTGCAGCTCAACAGCGTGGCGGGCACCATTTCTTCCGGCAGCAAATCCTATTCCGGCGACGTGATCGAGTACACCGACCCGGACACTTCGGAGGCATCGAATGCAGATCCTTAAAATGGACTTCCAGTCCCAGAGCGCGCCGCCTGTCGTCCCGGTGATGCAGTCGGACGCGCAGAGCCGCTTCATCGGCATTGCCCTCTACAACGGCGGCACCCCGTACAAGGCTCCGGACGGTGCGGTGTACACCGTGCAGTACCGGGGCGAGGGGGCCAACAACTTCGGCTGGTATGACCAGATCCTCACCACCAGCGGCAAACACGCCGCCGTGACTGTGGACGCCGACAACGCCCACATCATCACACTGGAGCTGGCCGAGCAGGCCTTGCGCCGCCCCGGCGACGTACACGTCAACCTGTGTGTGATGGGCCCCGATACCGGCTACGAGCTGCGCACCTTTGACATCATTGTCCGGGTGGGCGGGGCCGCTTACCCGGATGATGTGGCCGTGCAGAGTTATTTCTTCGTCACCGGCGTCTCTTCGTCCTCCTGGCTGTCTTATGTGTCTACCTGCCTGGAGGCACAGCAGGCGGCGGAAAAGGCGGTGACGCTTGCGGAAAATTCTGCAACCACTGCCAAGAAGGCAGCTGCGTCTGCGGCTGCAGATGCGAAAAACGCACAGGATAACGCCAGCTCCGCCAAAGAAGCAGCGGACCAGATCACGTTCATCGCTAACGGCTGCAAGGGCTACTACAGCACCGCTCAGGACCTGCGTGACGCTTACCCCACAGCGGCCGCTGGTTCCTGGGCAATCGTTGCGGAAAACAGCACCATCTGGGTGTGGAACCCCGCTACCTCGGCCTGGAAAGACGCGTCCGTCAATGTGGACTTTTCCGACTACTACAAAAAGTTCGAGGCGGACGCCAAGTTCGGCACCCCCTACACCCTGCCTGCCGCCACAGCGGACCAGCTGGGCGGCGTGAAGGTGGGCGACTATCTGGACATCGCTGTGGACGGCACCCTGAGCGCAAAGACGCTCAATGACAAGATTGCCGCAGCTGTTGCGGTCAAGTCGGAGGCGAGACTGGTGTGGAGCGGAAAAACAACGATTGGGAGGGAAAAAACTCAGACAATTAACGTTCAGGACGGTGTAGATTACGTTAACCTCCGCATAAACGAAGCTGATTTTAATCTTACCCCTGGTATGACATATAAAACTGGCAGTTTTGGCGCGGGAAGTCTCACGGTCACAGTATTATTTTCGGCCGACAAAAAACGTCTTGAATGTACCCTTACCAATACGATGAATACTGTATCGGTTGTATTCACCGGCTACCACTACCCCACCTTGGCAGAGCTGCTGACCGAGACGCAGTCCGCGCAGGCGGACACGGACGCCCTGGCGGTAGATCAGGAATACCGCGTCGCCATGCTGGAACTGGGGCTGACCGACGACACTACCACTGACACCACCGCATAAGGAGGTAAACCTATGTTGTATCGTATCTGTAAACGCCTGATCGAGCGCGGCCAGACCGCTGGCCTTGCGGAAAAAATTGATGTTTTTTACGCCCTCGGCCGCATCACCGAGGCCGAGTACAAAGAACTGACCGAGCTGCTGGCCGAAAAGACCGGCAATAAGAGCGAGGAGTGAGCCTATGGCAATCAAGCAATACAGCCTTGCCAGGGACGGCGCTAAACAGCTGTCCCCGGCCTTTAAGGTGCGGGAGTTCCGGTGCCGGGACGGCAGCGACGCTATCATGATCGACCAGACCCTCGTGGTGCTGCTGCAGGCCATCCGGGAACACTTCGGCAAGCCCGTGACCATCACCAGCGGGTACCGCACGGCGGCCCACAACACCGCTGTGGGCGGAGCAAAATCCAGCCAGCACCTGCTGGGCCGGGCCGCAGACATTCAGGTGCAGGACACCGACCCGCTGGCCGTTGCCGCCTACGCTGAAAGCCTGATGCCCGGCTGGGGCGGTGTGGGCCGCTACCCGGTCAAGCCAGGCCGGGCCAGAGGCTGGGTCCATGTGGACACCCGGCCCAACAAGAGCAGATGGACGCAGTAAGGGGGTGAGACCAATGGACGTTATCCTGTCCGCCCTTATCACGGGGGCGGTGACACTGATCGGCGTGATGATCGCCAACAGCAAGAGCAATGCCGTGATGGAGTACAAGATTGAGGAGCTGACCCGCGAGGTGCGCAAGCACAACGGCTTTGCGGAGAAGATCCCCGTGATCCAGCGCGACATTGAGGTGGCCAACCACCGTATCGCAGATTTAGAAGCTAACGAACACGAAAGAGAAAGGAACTAACTATGAATAACCTGAACAACAAGATCTCCGCCGGTACCATCGTCCGCACCGCCTGCCTGCTGCTGGCCCTGACCAACCAGATTCTGTCCGCCTGCGGCAAGCCCGTGCTGCCCATCGAGAGCGCCACCGTGGAGCAGCTGGTGACCGCTGGCATCACCACCGTGGCCGCGCTGGTGGCCTGGTGGCAGAACAACTCTTTTACCGCCGCCGCAATCCAGGCGGACAAGTACCTGGAGAACAAGAAGAGCCAGGTCAACAAGTAAGGCCGCTACACTACTTAGCCGCCCCGGCGGCAGGCCGAAAGGCCGCATAGCATGAAAACAGCCCCGTGGAACCGGAATCACCGGAACCACGGGGCTGTTTTTGCATTTATTGGTCGATCAGAATGCGGAGTTCCTGCACCACGTCCTGCAGCGCACGACAAATACGCTCCACTTCCGAGATATCCATAACACCCGCGGCCTGTATGCGCTTGATGTCCTGCTGCGCCTTGGCAAGTGCTGCACAGATTTGTGTGCGTTTTTCCTCGGAAATGTTCATGATAATCACCATTTTATTTTAAAAGCGGGTTACCAAATGGGTTATTAAATCAAAAAGCACGTTGATTTTTTGTGAATCAACGTGCTTTTCTTCATGCCGCCGACGGGGGTCGAACCCGTACTCTGTCTCCAGAAAGGGATTTTAAGTCCCTCGTGTCTGCCAATTTCACCACAGCGGCACACTGATACCCGGCTTACAAAGCCCTGCTGCCCCATATTGCTGTAGGGAGCCAGGAATAACAGGTGTGAGGTAAAATTATGTCAATCGGACCGAACGCAAATCGACCGAATGAACACAAATCAGCATGGTCTATAGTACAATAGTTTGCCCGGTTTGTCAAGAAAAGACGTTACACTTTTCCGCCGTGCAGCTCTGCGTACATTTTGGCGCGGCACTCGGCCACGGCAGGGGTCATGTTGACGTAATGCTTGTGCGGGCACTCCAGACGCAGCTCGCTCTCCCAGGTCTCCTCGGTGAGCTGTTTTGCAATGTAGGCCTTCTTCTCGGCAATGGAGGGCAGCTCCATAGCCAGCTGGCCGCCCAGGATGTGCGGCACCAGCAGCGGCTTGACCACCGTCGGGGTAAAGGTAACGGTGCGCTCAATGGCGTCAGAGTCCAGGTTGACCATCGTGATGGGCTTGCCGGCCTCGATCACCTCGCCGTCCATGGCGATCAGATCACACTGGGCCTGTCCGTTTTCATCGTAGAGACGCCAGGGCATCTTCTTGCCGGGGATGATGGCCTTGCTGGCCGAATCCGAGCACTTCATCTTGGGGGTATAGCTGCCGTCCGGCTGCTTGACAGCCACCAGCTTGTACACGCCGCCGAACACGGGGTCGGAAGCGGAGGTGATCAGGTTCTCGCCCACGCCGTAGGAATCAAAATGGGCATGCTCGTACAGCTCCATGTTGGCGATCTTCTTTTCGTCCAGACCGTTGGAGGCCACCAGCTTGATGTAGGGCTTGCCGGCAGCGTCCAGGGCCTTCCGCAGCCGCTTGGAGCCACGGGCCAGGTCACCAGAGTCGATGCGAGCACTCTTGACCCGGCGGTTGGGGTTATTGGGATATTTTTCGATCAGGTAGTCGTCCAGCTTGATCAGGTTGGGCAGACCGCTCTCCATGATGTTGTAGGTATCCAGCAGCAGGCTGACCGAGTCCGGGTAGGTGTCAGCAAATGCCTTGAAGGCGTCGAATTCCGTCGGGAAGAACTCGATGAAGCTGTGTGCCACGGTGCCCACGGCCTTGACGTCTGAGCCGAACTTCATCTCAGCCAGACAGTTGGCCGTACCCACGCAGCCGCCCAGGACCGCCGCATAGGCACCATCGTTGCCGGCGCTCTCGCCCTGTGCACGGCGGGTGCCGAACTCCATGACACTGCGAGGGGTGTGGGTGTTCAGGCCCGTGACCCGGGTAGCCTTGGTGGCGATGAGGCTGTGGAAGTTCATCGTCTGCAGCAAGTAGGTCTCAATGAGGATGGCGCCCACCAGATCGCACTCAATGCGCACCATCTGCACATGGGGATAGCACACAGTGCCCTCCGGCAGGGCATACATGTCGCCCCTCCAGCGGTAGGTGCGCAGATACTCGCAGAATTCCTCGCTCATACCCTTGGTGCGCAGCCACCAGATGTCCTGTGCGTTGAAATGGTAATTCAGCAGAAAGCGGGTCAGCTTGCGCTGACCGGCGCTGATGGAATAGCCCTGATTGTCCGGGTTCTTGCGGAAGAACATGTCAAACACCAGCGTGGTGTCCTTGAATCCGTGCAGGAACAGGCAGTTTGCCATCGTAAATTCATAAAAATCCACGACCATTGCGGGGTTGTCGTAGTCCTCATCCGGAATATAAGGCACAACCTTGATTTCGTCCATGAATGTTTCCTCTCTTCTTCTCAACGGCACAGCCCGCGGGCCGCTGCCGTTTCCCAGTTCCCAGCCGGAGTACAGAACCCCGGCGGAAAGCCCTCGCCCTGTCTTGACAGGATGTTTCTAACATGATAACACCAATCGCAGGCCTGCGCAAGGGTTTTGCGATATTTTCTGGGATTGCGATCGAACTGAAGAACAACCCTCTCAGTCATCGCTTACGCGATGCCAGCTCTCCCGAAGGGCGAGCTTTTATCGAGAAGGGAAACTTTCCGATTCAACGAAAAAGCTCCCCCTTTCGGGGGAGCTGGATGCGAGTGAAATGAGCAGACTGAGAGGGTTTTGTTCTTTAGCCGTTGATGATGTTGGGGGTGGCGTTCTTCAGCACGACGTCATGGCTGCCGCCCTCCACGATGGAGGTGGAGGACACGACGGTCAGCTTGGCCTTCTGCTGCAGCTCGGGGATGGACAGAGCGCCGCAGTTGCACATGGTGCTCTTGACCTTGTACAGGGTGGTCTGCACGCCGTCGGCCAGCGGGCCGGCATACGGGACGTAGCTGTCCACGCCTTCCTCGAAGCTCAGCTTGGTGGAGCCGCCCAGATCGTAGCGCTGCCAGTTGCGAGCACGGTTGGAGCCCTCGCCCCAATACTCCTTCAT